GTTCGGTAATGGAACATACACGCCCATGGGCACAGTGATACAAGGTTGCAATCATCCAAGTCTTTTTTTTCGGGAGCAGGGGAAAAGCTCCGTCCGACGAATTTTGGTATAGTCAGCATTGAGGTCGTAACATCGCCAATGTCCTTCGCTGCGCATGAATTCGCCAACGGTGACGAGCATCCAGCGTTGCTTGTCTCCATCAGCCCTCAGGTTCATGCGCTGCCCGGGCTGCATCTCGGCCAGGAAGTTATATAGCTTCAGCATATACTTTGACGCCTCTTTGTCGGTCATCAGCGCGTGAACATATTCGTCTGAGTGCTTAATGAGGTCAGAACGGATTTCCGGAGTCATCATCTTCTATGTTTGCATTAAAGTTGAGTTCGTCAATGGTGCTTCCAACCGACTGAAGGTATATCATATCTTCACTCTTGCCGTCAACCTTGCGCGTGATACGGTCGGAACCGTTGCGCATACTCTCCGGATTCAAGGTTTGAACGTAAGGACATAAGGCTGCAAAGCCCTTGAGCGCCTTGGTAAACCTCTGCATAGACCAAAATGTATTTGTCACCTTTGCGAAATCCTTGAAGTCATCGTATGCCTTTTTGCGGACAATCAACCTGTCTAAGTTGCCACTGTCTTTTGCAAAGTAAGTATTCGCCCACGCCTCGAAATTGTCACCCATATCCGCCTTATGCTTGCGCTTCATGATGTTACCCATGGGCGGTTGTATCTTAATACCGGAATGGACGGTGCTCAGATAGAACTGAAGGCAACGGGCAAAGAAATTCAAGTCGGCATTCCACTCTGATTCTGTGTAATCCGTTTGGGAAAAGAGATTTTTGCCGAAATCATCATAGATCGAACGAGTCTCTAAGTAATCGTTTTCATCGGTTTTTTGGTGATAATAATCAGAAAATACCGTATATATCAACCGGGCATCGGAACTGGAATCGAAGTTGCCCGGCACGTAATTCGTGCTGAAGGCGAACTTCGGGCTGCTCTCAAACTCGATATAGAAAGAATGGTTGTTTTTCGGGTTGACAGTCATACCTCCTGTGATACTGTCGTAAAACAAACCGGTATCCAAGTAGCGGTGGCAGTCATCAACGATGATGAAGTCGGTATGCTGGTTGACTTGCTCAAACACGTGATTATTGTCCATCAGTTTCGGATTCCGTCCGGACAAGACTACAGTACGAAGAAACTGCTTCAGGGAAGTCAGGAAAAAGGACTTGCCTGAACGCCCATTGCACTGCCCCTCTTCGCCAATCTTGTTGTCCATGGCATACACCGCCCATGCCCGTGAGGGCGACTTGTATCGGTGAAGGTTATAGCCAACCGCGAAGATCTTATTCACGAAATTCTGCTTTTGTTCATGAATCTCTTCGGCACTGAGCAATGGACCGGCCAAGTCGAATTTATGTTCCGCCCGGTAGGCGGCCGCCTGGTCCTGGTCTTTGTCCTCCCACAGTTCTTCTAACTCCTTGCGCCAATGGACACGGCTGGAGTTGATAAGATAATCCATGTAGTGACTGTCATGTGGGTTGACGGTTACATCCCAACTCCCATCAGCTGCCCGTTTGATCGTGAAAGGCTCCGGCAGCACTTTCACCTTGTGGGGGATGATGTTGTTCGTCCAAACATACACACCACCCGCCTCTTTGACCTCTTCGATGCAGGATCCTGTAATCTTCCAGTTCACATTGTCGAAGAACATGGTCTGGCTGTTGAACGTGTGTGCGGTGAAATTCAGGTCAATCTCATCAAGCATGGACAAGCCGCTGCCTCCGACACGTGGAGAGTCCAGGATCAGATTGCGTATATCGACAGGCAGGAACCGGCGCATGGCATCACTCTTCAGAAACGACACAATGTCGCCCGCCTTGATCTCGCTGACCTTGAATCTGTCCACATGCACATAGCGGGGCGTATCACTATTATCATCCTTCAGAATGTAATAGCCGTTCAGTCTGAGAAAATAATGCAGGTATGACGAGTTGACCGTATAGGTCTTGTTGCCGTTGCGCTGCCCGATTTTCTCCTCCCAGTACTGGGCAGGCATAGCCAGAGCCAGCAAGTTGCGGAAATCCTCATTGGACGGGTGCAGTTCTACATAATCACGGAAGTCCTTGCGCGGCTTGCCCCGGCGGTCACGGTACCGCCCCAAGGATTGGGGCAGCCACACGGTATAAATGTGCAAAAATTCCAAAGCCAGTTCCGTGCCCTTACGGATGCCTGTACCATCAATGTCGGGGATATTATAGAGACGCTTCACGTATTTCATGATCTCTTTTATTTCATCAGGTGTGATCTTTTGCGTCTCACTGTTGAACCACAAGGGATAATACCCCAATGCCCGGACACACAGCGCATCACGCTCACCGGAGCAGATGAACGCCTCTTCGAGCTTCTGCGATATGTAAGGCTTGCCCTCATTGGCCGGATCATCAAAAAACTGCGTTTCTTGTGAGGCGTTCCATTTTGCCCAAGCGGCCTTCAGCTCGTACAGTCCATTGGTATAATACCGGGGCTTGACGCCATCAGGCGTATAGCTGAATCGCCACTGTTTGTCCGGATTCAACGGCTCATAAATCTTGTAGAAAGATTTTTCGCTCTCCGGCTTGCCGTCCGCTCCGGGAATGACACACTGACGCATCAGAATCGGGTAAGTCGGTGTGGTGTATTTGGTGGTCACCTCACGGTTCTTGACGTAACTGATAGACTTGGCCACATGCCAGTGCAACGCATCGCAATGCTCCTGTTTCACACGAGGGCCCAGTATGGCAAGCTGCTCAGGAGTAAACGCTTCTTCAAGTTCGAAGAACCGGGAACCTTCAGCTTCATCAGCCGAAGCCGGCCTCTTGCGGATATCAGGCTTGTTGACTGAATGCTTCAGTTCGTCGGAAACATTATAGCGCGCAGCCAGCAAGACAACGGCCTCGCCAAAACTGACGTGCTCCTCCCTCATGCAAATATCAATCGGGCTGATAGCCGTTCCCTGGTCACCAAAATCGGTCACCTTGTAACAATCACCGTATTTGCGAATGCATGCGGACGCATCGTCTTCGTCCGGACGAATCTTAAATTTCTTACGGTTGTCAACACATCCCTCGGCCTGTGGATAATAATACAAAATGATATCCAAACCGTCATGGGAAGCGGCATATATATCTGAAGCTTTTATCATAGAGTCTTATATTAGCGGTACAAAATTACAGAGTTGCATTTTTCTCGGAAAGACCGGCTCCTCCCTTTGTCCTCAGGGGAATGTCATAGTCTCTCTTGCGGATGTTATGCGTGCCTGCATAGCAGCGTCCGTACCCGTCCCAAAACGCGCGCCTGCCTGTCGGAATCCGGCACATCACTCCATTCACCAGTTTTCTTCTGGACACGCGAATGGTGCCTGTCACCTTACGAACCTCACCGGAATGGCTGGTGAGAAAGAACCGGGAGAAGGACACCCCCTCGGGTTGTGCCTGCTCCCATTCCCGGATAGTATATAGCCTGTATTGATTCACCATCAGAACTTTGTTTTTAGTGATTCTATAAAACAACCCATCACACGCATGTGTACACCTTTGTGCTCTTTCAGATTTTCAGGACTGCCGGTTATTGTGATCTTTATCTCTTCACCAGCCCAATCTATATGCAGTGAGGCAACCAATGTCTGCGTGCCGTCTTCCACAGTAACCGTAACCGTTTCTTTGACCGGAAGAAGTTCTTCAGCCGGCACCCATCTGCCCTCCCGTTCTCCTGGCCTGCACACTTCATAACGGATGTGCTTTTTTCCATTCAACACAAAGAATGTACTGTCTGCTATGGTAGCAATGGTGTTATCGTTCAGTCTCACCTTTTGTCCTTTTTTCATAAGTTCTCCTTTCTAATCTTTTTATTTTCTAGTATTTCAATACATTTTTTTACTCCAGCATCAAATCCTTCCCCATAGTTCTTGATATGCTCACCTGAAACATATATAGTCATTGACAGCCAAAAGAGCAGGATACCTACGGCCTTATACCAACAAGGTAACGAGACGGAAAACGGTTTGAATGTTATTGTAAGTTCACCAATCCCTAATAGACCTATTATGAGTATGGCTGTAAATAAGATTGTTTTCATTTTTAATCAGTTTTGAATCAAACCAGGCCGGCCCACTCATTAATCGTAGCATTCAAAGCCCCCATAACAAGCATCTTGTCACTTTCATCATACTCCATCAGCACCTCCACCGTCCGGTAACCATTACAATCATCGAATTCTTTTCCTGTCTGAATATTGACAGGAAGATCATTCTCATGGACTGCTTCAAGCCACGCCTCGAGCAATCCTTTGTTCATTTCCACTTTATCACTTTTCATAATCTTTATTTCATTTGATTTTGATGCCAGTAGGCAATCAACTCGCCCACGTTACGCACTTTAATTTTTGCTTTAATATTTTCTCTATGCCGATTAACGGTACAAGGTGATATGTGCAATTCTGCTGCGATATCGTCCGTCTGATAGTTGGATGCTATCAACCGGAACACTTCCATCTCACGTTCTGTCAATGAAGTATTCAACTCAGGACGACATATCACCCCCTCATGTTCACACTCGCCCCGAAGAGGACATTTGACTTCTTCAAACACAAACTGGCCATCTTTATTAATATCCAGATCATGCTGATCGTACTCGCCAAAATTGCAGCGTATGAACCGGTGCACCACGCGGAACTCGTAATACCGGCGATTCATGGTACTGCCAGAATAAAGTTTCATCAACCGGGTATGCGCTTTAGGATATCGGTCTCGAATAACCGACAATATATACTCTAGCATCGAACGGTTGTCCTCACCTAAAATAACAGCCGGCTGATTCAACTCCTTCATCATGACCTCTCCCTCAGGCGTATTGTAAAATTCTATATTAGCAATGTCAACCGTCATATCACATTCATTAAAAGTTTTTTGAGCAACTTGCCCT